CTATCCCTGACGTCTGAACCAGATGATGAACCGGGAGGCGAATATGAACATAACCAAGATCTGGATGAACCCGCTGTATATGGAACAGAAGAACACATACTATACGGCGGTATGTCGCAAGAAATTAGGGATCCTGTTAATAATCCCGCGATAGAACAAAATAATACAGCAAATATAAAAGTAGATGAAATACAAATAGGCGCGGGCGCTGATATGAATACTCCTACGAATAACATAAATTTGGTAGATCAAACAAGCAATCAACAATCTATACCATCCCCGAAAGATACGGAACAACTCAATGAACCATTCGTTCCACTAGCAAATTCTGTTCAAAAAGATCAGTCAGTATCTATGCAACAGAATCAATTTATGGCAACACAACAAAATAGGACTGGACAACCAGAACAATCAGCACAATCCGGTGGCAATATGACATTAGATCTTTTGGACGATAGTGACAATGAATTTTTTATGGATATACCTCAAACTAATCAGCAGACCGGAGGATATAAGCCAATGAATGACAGTAGCAGAGGTGGTGATATTAAAGTGATTGAGATAAATGTCAAACCAGGTGGTGGATATTACCGGCCTCCATCTATAAAAGAAGATTATGGAGGAGATTACGACGATAAAAGTGGAAATGATAGCGCTGAGTGATTTTTTTAGTTATTATAATATAGAATAGCTAAATATGTTTGAAGCAATTGTTATACTTATCATTTTGATCCTTCTTGTAAGCATCGTTGTATCTATGTACTATATCTATGATTATTACACGAAATATGCTAAGAAAGTTGATTCAAAGTTTAACAAGATGGATGTTCGTATGGACGGTGAACAACGAACGCGTATGAGAACGATGAATCAGGTGGTGAATCAGATAAATGAGGTAAATAACGATATAAGCAAGGAAGTGACGAATGCAAATCTATCCATAACTCAAAACTCAAATAACATTTCAAATGTTTCAAAAGGTATAAATTCGGTGTTTTCTTTTACATCAAATATCAATAATGTGGATAGCAATCTTACGCTATCTGATCTCCCAGGATCTGCTAACACAAATATGAGTCTACTTTCTCATGTTACAGCATTGGGTGGTTTTAATATCAACGATCTTTACTACACGGGTGCCAATGATAAAAAACAATTCAATGTTTCTGGAAAGAACAATACGAGCTATATCACCATGCCAGATGCGAATGGAGCAATTAGCGTAAAGGCCCCCTTGGCTTTTAATAAAGGATCTATTTCTGGAGCCTCTATATCCGCCGTTGGAGCAAATCAAGGATATATCAAAACAAAATCCTTAGGTCTCGGAGCAGGTGTTGCTCCAACAGGTACAGGTAGCGCAGATCCTGTCAACCCGAATGCATCCATGCATATTATGACCACAACGGGTGAAGCTACTGATGTAAAAGTTCCATTCAAAATATCGGTGGATTCGACAGATGTATTAAAAATTAGAAAGTCAGGGGTAATGGTTGCCCGAGGTATTTATTTAAGTCCAAATATGAGTGAAACAGCTCCTAAAACCAGAATAGAGGTTACGGACAGTGGCGAGCTTGTTATAACTCCTCCGTCTTCTTCTTCTGAACAAAATGGAAAAGGGAATTTGTATATTAATGGTAATATAAAAGCTTCCGGAACCATCAATACGGTAGGAGGTAATATAACTCAAGCGGCAGTCACCGTAGGTGGTCCCATGACATATACTGGAAATGAAGGCTTCTCCAGCGGTCCTATTGTGATGGAAGGTGATGAAAAACGCACCGCTACTCCGGTAGATTATATGAATTCTCGTTATCTTCTACCTAAGCCTCCTGCTTGCATGTAATGCTTAATTAAAATAATATGATTTATCATATCAAAAAAACGATTTTCTTTCTTCCAGAATGTATAGAGTTATAAACAATATGCCTTATGAAATTATTCTATTTATGATCATAATAGCGTTAGCATCGCTGTTAATATATTTAAATTACCGAAAAAATAAGAAAACAGAACCATTCGAGAATATAGTAATCCCCTCCTCTTATTCGCTCTACAAACAAAACGATTCTATGAATTTTGATAAACAAACAAAAATTTATAAAGATACAATGAGTGATAATAAAAGTTTAATGCATGTTTATGGATGCGGTATCAATATAGGTATGGCTCCAAACGCTTTAAATATACTTGTACAAACTTCCGCGAAAGGACTATTTGTTATTCCATTTGATATAAACACGGAGAACTTTAGTGATGTAAATGCGAGGGTTTATAATATGATACAAAAATTTTATGATGAAAATGGTCGTTCAACCATACAAGGGCAAGTATATGTAGTAATTTCACAGGCACCTTTTTATAGAGATGAAAATGACAATCTTCTTGCTCTGCAGTACAATGCGAATAGTTATCTTAATCTTCCTGTAAATGTTATGAAACCAGGTGTGACTACAGCGAGTACTCGCATACAGTTTTATTGTTATATGATATTTACAGCATATAACAATAAAGGAAAACCTATAAAAGACGAAAAAATACGTAAAATAGCAGTATTGAATATTAAAAAGAACTTCCGGCATAACGAAAGTTTATGCTTCATCTCGTGTCCTCTTCATAGCGATCTTCCATGCGGATGTTCAAGTCAAGATGTTCCCTATCAATCAAACTGTCTTGAAAGTGAGAGACCTACAAAGATGTCGGCGGGTGAAAAATATTCATACGCTATTTTGTATCGCATAAATTCGCGTTTTTCAGATTTAACGAGTAATGGAATATTGGCGAGCGACTATAGCGATTTAGATTGGTCGCCAGATACAATAAATCCTATACCAACTCTGGAAAATCCAAACCCTAAAGAAGGGAAAATACTCAAGAAGCCATATTCGGGTGGCCCTGGTATTATCATGTACCAACATTGTGGTTTTAAGGGATGGAAATCTCAACTTATTCCACCTGGCAAATATACAATGGATCAACTAAGATATTATGATGTGAAACAAGATGTCAGTACATATCAGATATTCAAAAATGTAAAGGTTAAACTGTATCTGGCGCCCAATTTTGATAACCCGATTCCGATTGATACAAAAGATGGATATATAACAGGAACATTGCCGTGCTTTACTAAATACAAAAATCTAAACGATAATTTACAAGCAATTGAAATTATATATGATAAAAACGAAATAAAGAAACAAGACAAAATAGAAGAAAAGAAACAAGAAAAGAAAGAACAAAAGAAAGAAGAAAAGAAACAAGACAAACAAGACAAAAAAGATAAAAAGGACGACGATGTATTTGGAATGATAAAAAATAAATTAAATTTTTAATTCGCCTCTTTTTCTAAGTCATCTTCCTCATCAATAAATTCAACTACCTTAACGACTCGTTCTCGTCTTCGGGATGGCTGTTTTTCTACAAAATATGTATCTGGACCATTTGCTTTCATTTCTTCTACTTCTTTCCAAAATATATCAACCTCTTTCATAATATCGTCCCATCTTTTAGGATCAAATAATACTCGTTGTGTAAAATATTCCCTTATTTTCCAAGGTGTAATCTTTACAAGGTGTTTCGTCTCTTTTTTAATACATTCTTTTGCCCATTTCCAAGCATCCGTAGGTGTTAAATATTCGGGAGAATAATCATAAGTCATTGTACCATTGTCGCTGTACTCAAGAACGATACCGTGATCTACTGTACTTTCTGGATCAATTACTTCTAAATATTTTTCAATATCCTCAAAATCGGCAATACCGCATTCTACATAATCACATTCGGATAGACCACATACCGCCATCTGTCCTTGCATTTGAATTTCATATTGTTCCGGAATTGTACCATCAATCTTTCTTTTTATAGGGCATTTTAGTTCAAGCATAATCCCAAGCTCCGAAATACCATCCGGTGATGCCCCAAAGTGTTTCACTTTTGGATGTGGCACAAGACCAAATTCATGAATCTTAATATCACCATTTCGCTGACAATAGCTACGATTTGCTACTGTTTCAAACATCGTACCCCATTTCATAATATAGCTTGAAATAAATGGCATAAGCTCAGGAAACGCTTTCTTTTTTAAGAGATTCTTTCGTGTTTCAAACTTACCACGACCAATGGAAGTAGCTGTATCACTTGCTGTAAGACGACCTTTACGCATTTCATGCCATTCTGGAGAACGCTGTTCTACCTGTGGCATTTTAAGAAGATCAATTAACATAATACGAAATTCTCTTATTTGAGCAAGTCTTTTTTCAATCAATGTATCACACATTGTGATTGAAAAATCACGGACTAAAATATCATGAACCTCTTTTACAATTTTTGATTCCTCTGCCGTGTCAATATATTCTGGAGTGGCACTTTTCATCAAAGCCCATATGGCATTGTCGACATTCGTATGAATGTTCATTTTTACTTTACTTCGTTATTTGTATATATATAACTTATCACACACATATATATCGTCAAATGCCTTAATACGATTCTTCTTTCTTTTTCTTACTTTTCTTAGCGCGATCTGCCTCAAACTCTCGTACGGATTTTAGAAATTTATTCATATCATACGACATAGCATCTTCCTTTAGTGTATCTTTTGATTTTATCCTTTCTTCCTCTTCTACTTGATTATGTTCTTTTACGATTTCGGTTTTACTTTTTAAGAATTCTTCTAATTTTTGAATGTAAATATCCATTTTATTCGTCCTGTTTATATATCCATGAAATAAATTATAAATCAATTTTTTATATCGTATTACACAAAAATTGATTTAAAAATGATCACCTATGTAATAACAATCTTAATATCTCTATTATAAAATGAATTCCAATCTTTCAAACTTGACCTACGACATGTGCGACCGCCGTATCTCCTCTATGTGCGGATGTAATCGCAAAGAGCTTGCCGGTCACCACCATGCTGCCGTCTTCTTTCGGTCAGGTTCAGCTCCTCCGCTGCTAAAAGTGCATGGCCTACGGAGAAAATCATGACCATAATATTGGTACATCTTTCTGCACAATACATGCAGAAGAACATGCATTAAATAAACTTCCTCATGCTCCATCACGAAAAAAGAAACGAAGACTTGATATTCTTGTAATACGAACAACACATACGGGCTCTCTTGGAATATCAAAACCATGTATACGATGCACCATGCTTCTTGAGAAAGAACTTCCCTCCAAAGGATACATTCTTGGGAATATATATTACACATTATCAAATGATACAATTATAAAAACAAACATAGAAGAACTCGTAATGCAGCATAGTATAAGCCCTCATTTATCATTATATTATCGTGTAAGACAAGAAAAGAGAGATCTAAAATTACTAAAAACCTAAAAACTAAAACTATATTTCTATAATTTTATTATTTTATTTTTGAATAATATTTTAACTAAATACATTACCCGAATTTCGTGTCATAACTTGTAGAAACCCATTCGTTTTGGATTTATTTTTAGTTTTTTCACTAATGCCACAAGCATTACATAGCGTATGGTATTCTTTTGTTCTACGCCATAAAGGTGTATTACTTTTATTACAAACTTGACAATAACGGATCTCTAAATTTTGTTCCGGTTTTGGTTCGTATTTTCTCTTTTTTAATATTTCTACAGGTTGTTGAATTTTAGATAATGTTAATAGAGTTTCCACACAATCCATAATGCCAATATTCTCAATTGATGCTTCGTGAATATCCTCTTTCCAATTCCAATCTTCCAGACTGCTATTACAAGTATCACTTAACGACATTTCAGTTTTATAAATATTTGCTTATGATGCTATAAACATCCATAGTTTCATTTTTTATGAAATTTTTTATAACTTGAAATATTTTTATGAAATCTTTTTCATTCTATTTCTTTTTACAACAGGTGCCGATATATCCATTTCAGCTTTCTTGTTCTTTTGAAATACAGGATAATTCTTACCCCAAGTAATTTTACTAAAGAAATTGTCTTCACTGCGTTGTATATCTATTCTGGTATGTGCTATCTCACGAATAGCATCTAAATGCGACATTAGCAATACACTACTGTATCCTCCCATTTCCATCATACTTTGAAGAATCGATTCTACTTTTTGTAGATTCGTACTATCGCATGCTACAAATCCTTCATCTATAAATAGATGTTTTACATTTTGCCCCACGGCTCCTATTCTGGATAGAGCAATCCTCATAGCAATTCCTATAATAAATCGCTGATAACCAGATGCATGATCCAATGTAGGATTATTTCCTCGGTCATTTAGACTATAAAGCATTGCTCCATTGTGATATTGAATAACAAACTTGAAATCTTCCAAGGGTGCCAAGAAAGCATTTACTTCGTTTTGTATAAGAGGAGCAATCTCGGTATTATATACCCATGATTTGAACCCCTTATCACCTACGAATACGGCTACTAATTTTTGTAGCATAGACATTCTATGTTGAATATAGGACAGTGCCTGTTGGCATTTCTTTATCAAACCAGTGCGCTCAAGAACTCCCTGTGTTTTTGCTTCAAGCAATACGATCTCTTTTTGTAATCGCGAATATTCCGCCGAAAGTTTGGTTAATTCTTCATATTTGTTTGACCATTGGATAGACAATACAATATCTTGTAATTTATCTCTTTCATTTACAGCCTTTTCATATTGAGAGATCCTTTCAAATAATATACGATTGCTTTCCAACTCTTTTTGATAGTCATCCCACTTTATTACATTTTCATAGAGACTCTTTTCGTCAGCTAAAGATTTTGCCTTATCGTTCCACTCTTTACAAATATCAAGCAGACCCTTTTCATCTTCAATATGCTGATTTTCTTTTACCCAAACATCGTATTCTACCTTTATTTTTTGTAGAATATTGATTTCGTCAAAGATTGTTTTCAAATCCCGATGAATCTTCTTTTTGTTTTCTTCAAGCTTTTCTTCAATTTTCCATAAATCAATCGAGCTATCCCATTCTGCTTTCTCGCGATTCATCATAGATACTTTTGTTTCATAGAGATTTCTATCAGGTTTTACAGCTTTTATCTCTTTTATTTCTGTACGATACTCTTTTTCAGTAATATTTATTTCAACTATTTTTTTATTTAATTTTTTCTTTTTACTTTCCTGCCCTTTTAATTCTTTTGTAATTAATTCAAGACGCTTATGTAAAGGATTTTTCATACAAGCACTACAATCGCTATTAAATTCAATATCATTGTATCCTTCCTTCTCTTTTGATAGAACGGATATACGATCTGTAATGGTAGTGAATTCAGTGCGAATGTTATCAATCTTTTTTATATAATCGTAAATAGCCTGTAGGCGTTGTTCCAGTTCTTCTACCGTCATTTCCGTTAAACTGGATGTAAAAGAGCACCAATCCTCCCATTCTTTTTTCCACTTTTCATAATCTCTCTTTAGTCGTGTCGGGCGATTTTGTGTATCGTCTCTTAGTATTTCTTGTTCTTTATAGAGCCTTTGTTGTTCCTTTTTTAGCGTAGTTATTCTTTCTTCAAGTCCATCAAGATCTAACTCCATAAATCGTATCGTATTGAGCCAAGCATTGTATTGGTGCTCTTTTTCTTCTATATATCCATATGTAATTGTAGGTTCGTCTTCTGGCTTCTTTTTCATATGATTTTTAATTAATTTATCAATTTTATAGATCTCTTCGGTCGCCTTTTCTCTATTATAATTCGCCTTTGGAATACTTTCAAGCTCTTTTATTTGTAGATTTAGTCTTTCTTTTGTTGTATGTCCTTTCTCAAGAATTTCAGGTGTTAAATCTGGATAACTATCTACCTTTTTTTGTTCTTTTTCAAGCTCTTTTTCTGCCTCTGTGAGCTTATAACCGCAACTATCCACGCCATTACGAATTCGTACAAGAAGGTCATTTGCTAATTTAGTAATTTTTATTCGCTTTTTTTCCACTTGAGTATATTCTTTTTTCATTTTATTCAGATTATCTGTAGCTTCCTTGAGAGCATCTTCTTCAAGCAAGACATCACTTGTTTTTGCTCCATCGGTGATTCCTTTCATATAGGTTGTCAGCTCGTTAAGAATGTATTTATGTCCTTTCAAGGCTTCCTGAAGAATACATTCATAGGCATGGATTGTATCCATATGAAGCGCTCTCTCAATAATACGAATTTGATCTTCCTCCTTCTGCATAAAGAAGTTGGATCCATCGGTTTGGCACAGGATTGTACTCATAAGTATTTCAGGCAATGAACCGAAATGTTTTATTACCCAATCATTCACCATATTTGTACCTTCGGCAACTAATACGAGAGCATTATCCTCTACACGATGGATCGTAGCTATTTTATTTACCTTTGATTGTAGAATTTCATCTTTTTGTTTCATAGTAAAGGATCGCTTTATCTCGTACAATTCGTCGTTGATATGAAATAGAAGTTTGATGTGAGCGCTGTCGTGTTTTGACGAAGTCGGTTTTTTATCATGAATTACCTTCACCGACATCTTGTTTCCTGTAATATCTGAACGCATCGTAGTAGCATCACCAAATATAGCAAGACACAATACATCAATAAAGGACGATTTGCCACTAGCATTTTTACCATTCAATAGTGCCACACGACCATCCATTTGTGAGAAATCAAACCAATTGTTTGCTCCATAACACATAATATACTCCCATTCCATATGTTTTAAAACAATACTGTGCCTTTGTTGATATACGCCATTGATCTTCTCTTCGTAATTATCTACCAATTGTTGAATAGACTTATTACGATTGGCTATTTTATCAATAAGAGCATCTGGAATACCCTCGTTTTTTATAACAAGACTATTCGGGGTAAATAGCCAAGCAATGACATCTTCGCCCAGATCAGGAGCATTCTGTTGTATAAATGATTTCCATTTCGTAGGACTGTTTAAATCCGCGAGCTGTATAATGTATTTATTCGTAGGATCATCCATACTTGATTTGTTATTTGTATCCTTTAATGTATTTTCTTCATCTTCTATTATCACATCACTGGCGTTATATGTATTTGATGCCGAAGTTGTAAAGCATTTGGAAAGATAGATACGAGAGGGTTTTACACCCAATTGTTTTAATATATTTTCAACAATCACTTCGTCGCCTAACACGCCTACGACGCGAATCTGTGGATTTTTTGGAAATGCTTTTATTTTTAAAGCTTTCGCAATAGGAATTGTTTCGCGTGGACGCATACGCACCATAACAGAATCGTCTTTTGAAAGTAGAATATTCACAGTTCCATAGTCATTATGAACGTGGTTAAGTGTCCCTGTTCGTTTGACAATATCCCATAGGATATATCCGTGTCCCAAAAGTGGCTCTCCTCCATCTTGTTGTACAAGAGATCCAGGATAGCCCCAAACAATACTATCCTCCAGACCTTTGTGTATCTGTTGTGTATGATTATCACCAAATACAGCAATATGATAGCCGTAAAACCATTCCAGAGGATATCCGTGTGAATATTCTGATATCTGGTTTCCATTTGGCATAGCAGATTGCGAGATAGAACCATGAAAGATGGCAACACGACAATCTACATTTTTGAACAGATCCGGATCAGGATAGGTAGGAAGTTCGGTAAGCATACCGCATGTGTTATATGCTCGCAGTGTATCTCTTACCGATGTGACACCGAATCCAATATTTTCCCATAGGTAATGTCCAGTTTCTTTAAGATAATGAATTGGATACTTGTGAGCAGAATTAGAGTAAGGTGCCACCAGCATCTCTATCATATCTTTATAGCCAGGATCTTCCTGACGAAAGTCGTGGTTTCCGCATATCACCAATACAGGTAGTATATTTAGAAGTTTATTCAGCCATTCATAAACAACTACTGCGCCTTCTGTTTCCAATCGCCCTTTATGATGAAATACATCACCTGCTATCACCATCACGGCAGTACCGTTCTTGACAGCATCTATCTTTTCAATGTCTTTTATGAGATTTTCAAACACATGTTTATATTCATCTACACGAGCTATCACACGATCACCCGTGCGGATATGTGTGTCCGCAATATGTACAATATGTGTTATAGGAGCAAAGCGCCCCTGTGAAAGAACAAACATTTCAGCTATATAATTATGATTGATTAGTGTTATACATGTTATCACAGTTATATCATTTTTTATTCAAAAAATAAAACCAATAAATTTTTAAATATGATAATGGAATAAAGAAAAATTGACATTTTATTATTCAATACTTAAACTATAATCCAGAATGATATGTACTAATTGTAATCAAGAGGTACATACGAAAGGTAAAGGTAAATGCAAGGTCATAAGTATGCAATCCTTAGAACTATTGAATTGCGATGAAACATATGTAAAAGTAATTTTATATGTAAAAGAAGATAAGAACATATTAAACTCGGAAACAACAAGTTACAATGACACGAATGTAAATGTTATCTTAAAATTAGAAATAAATACATCATTGATAATGGATAAAGCAGAGCGTGTGAAAAGATTAAAGGAACATCTTGATATGTCAAAGATTAATCATAAGGTAGAAATTATGAAACAATCAACATTAAAAGATGCCCATATATATTGTATAATCAATAATGTTTCGGCACAACAATTTGGTCCATTGTTAGAGGATTATATTCGAATAAATTTTAACTATATCAAAAATAAAGCCAAAAATTGTACAGGTGATTGTTCCAAAGATGGAAAAAATTCAGAAATAAAAGTTTCTCTTGGAGGAGCAACGCATACAAAGTTCAACTTTGTTCAAATTCGTCCATCTCATGATTGTACAACTTATATTCTTACAGCATACCATCTCTCTCCTGAAAATATAGAGAATGAAGGCGAACTATATATATTTAAAGTTCCTAAAGAAGACATCAAACAAATAGTGATGTTATATGGCGGATATGCACATGGAACAATTAAAGAACATGGTCGTATTACAATTGAAATGATAAATGATGAAAAAAATAAAAAAGAATATGCTCTTCGCCCTACTATAAATGATATGTGCTGGAAAGCATTAATGTATTTCAGAGTTCCTGAAACTTATGTTTAATAGTACATTTCACTATAAAGTCTTACAATATCTCCCCTACCAATGGAATTTTGTCTTGCTGTATCTAAACTTATTGTATAATCAAGTGAATTAAATCTGTTTATTAATATTTTTTTATCTATTTTTGATTTAATCCAATGCCAACTTTTAGGTCGTAAATTTTCAAGTCCAATGGTTACAATTTCACCACATTTTCCACCATAAGCACGAATCGCAAAGTCGGCTCCCGTTGGTGGTGTAGGTTGACCCTTTGTATCTTTCGGTCCGAATCCTAAGAAATCCCAATCATCATGTATTTTTAGTAATTTAATAATAGATCGTTTTATCTCTTTTTTTTCCCAGATCTGAAAGCAGCATTTTACCATCATAGGAGGAGTAAATGAACATGGAACCGTAGGGATTTCTTCATCAAATACCAAATGAAAGTTCGTATTTAGTTTATTATGAACACTTGTACGACGAAATGTTCTTGGAATAATAAATGCGATTACATCTCCCCATATTGCTGCATGATTGAAGAATTTTATAGCAAGAGAGCTAACTCTACCAAATGGAGGATTGCCGACTACAAGAATTTTATCAATATCATTTGGTGGCGTATATGTAAGGAAGTCTTGTTTAATTATATCTTTATGTTCTGGTGAAATATCAATACCGAGTTTTTTATCAGTCGGTATTCTTGTTAGGAAACTTCCGTTTCCTGCACTTGGTTCGATCACAAGCCCCCATTCATTCCATTTATATCGAGAACCAATACTCGCTAAACACTTTTCAGAGATAGAGGGGATTGTATAAAATTTATCCAAACCTGCCTCACGAACGGTTTCTACTGAAATAGTTATCCTATTTACACCATCGATTATAGTATCCATTATTTGAAGTTATCTTTATTATTCCATTCATTTTTTCAGTAAGCAAATAAATACGAAAAAAGATAAACCTAAAATTATCTTTTTTCGCTTGTTTTTGAAATTAAGTGAGGTTATCCCAATGGTGAAGCTTCTTCATATATGCGATCATTAATTGTACTATATTTTCCACAATTTCATTTACAACCGTAATTATAATATCTTCCGTTTTTTTAATCCATACATTAATTTGTTCAATTTCGTTTTTAAGTTTTTCTGCCTCTTTTTCTCCTTTTTTCGTTTTTACTCTTCGTCTAATAAATTCAATGACTTTATAGCGACACATCACCTCCGATTGCAATACAGATGAAATATCATAATGTATCACATGAACATACCTTTCTAATAGACTCATATCATCACATGTGCGCCCTATAAGAAAGATCTCCGCCATCCGGATCGTTTCAATTCGCGTATCAATTGTAATACCGAATGAAATTATAGTTTTTAGAGATATTTCGCTGCGACACAGAGGGCATGTTCGGTGTCCTCTTGTGATCCATTCGGTAATACATCCTTTATGAAATTTATGCTTACAATTAATACTCACGGTTTCATTCGTCTGTTCTAAACAGATAGAACAATCCGTCTCCTCTTGATGATGTCTTTTACAATACCCGCCACATTTTGCCTTAAAAGAGCACATCTTTCCGGTTTTACAAGTTGCTTTACAGAGTTCCATTTTTTGTTTCTTGTTTGTTTCTTTTTTTAAGCCCTAAATGTTTCAATTTTTATGTTTTCCGTAGTTTGCTCTCAATAATTCATTATTATTTATATATGTAATGTTCTACCTCGATTGCTGCCATACAACCGCTTGCAGCAGCTGTGATAGCCTGTCGCCATTTCTTGTCCTGTACATCTCCTGCAGCAAACACGCCTAGTATGCTTGTTTCTGTGCTGTTAGGTTTTGTTATGATATATCCTTGCTCATCTATCTTAAGCTGTCCCTCAAGGAAATGTGAAGCAGGAGTATGACCGATAGCATAGAATAGGCCATTTATCTCTAGATCATATTCCGTAAGATTGAGTGTACTCGCAATCTTAACTGATGTGAGATTCTTTTCACCATACGCTCCTATAATCTTCCTATTCCATAGCACCTCTATTTTAGGATGTTTAAGAACTCTATTCTGCATTACCTTGCTCGCCCTAAAACTGTTTCCGCGATGGATAATATACACCTTGGAGGCATATTTTGTAAGAAACAGGGCCTCTTCCATTGCAGAATCACCTCCGCCAACGACTGCTATAGGCTTGTTTCGGAAAATGGGAGCAGCGCCATCACATACGGCACATGCTGATATCCCTTTGTTCCAAAATGTATCAGAACCAGTGAATGTCATCTTCTTGGCAGAAGCACCGGTCGCTACTATTACAGTTTTAGCGAGTATGGTATGGCAATCTGTAAAAATCTTAAAAGGTTCCTTTGAAAGATCAACATGGTTTACTGTTTCGGTAATGATCGTTGTTCCCATCTTTTCATCCTGATTACGAAAACGATCACATAACTCTTCGCCCATGATGCCTTCATGAAATCCTGGAAAGTTTTCAACCTCTGTTGTAGTTGTGAGCTGTCCGCCAGGGGCAATATCATTTGCCATAAATCCTTCAAATAATATCACCTTTAGGTTTGCCCTGGAAGCATATATACCAGCTGTATGGGCAGCTGGTCCAGACCCAATAATACAAACATCTGCTGTGTCCTGAATAGATGTCATCTTTCTTATAATATACAAGATCGTATATGTATAATGGTTAAATCTGTTTATCCAATATAAACACATATAAACATATAAAATCGTGTTATTTTATGGCAATCAAGGTTTTTTTCCATATATGTGCCATAACAAGGGCACTGGATGTTGTAAAAGATATGATACGGTCTATCCATTTTAGTGGTCTTTATGATGAAACAGAACGCATATACTGCTATATATGTGGGGATGAACCGATTATAAAAGATGTTATACAACTTATTAGAATATCTGGAGCAAAATTTAAAATAATGATATGTTCGCCAAATGATACCACCTACGAGCGTCTAACACTTGAAGACATACATAATCATGTCGGCAACGACGACAAGATTCTATATATTCATAGCAAAGGAGTGTCTATATACCATCAGGATGATCCGCAACGACTGAAATGTATAGACGATTGGAGTTATTTGACATTATATTATCTGGTAAGACATTACAAAATATGTATAGATCTATTAAATAATCACGATACAGTTGGTATTAATTTAAAACAGATTGGTCGCGACGGGACAATAAAACCACATTGGTGTGGTAATTTATTTTGGGTAACCGGCGAATATTTTTTAAAGCTGCCACATGTTATTGGATTAAATTATTATGATCCTGAACAAAGTTTTTTATTTCTTAAAAACCCTATAGCATTTGAATTATGTTCCGTGAAGGATATTAATCATTATACAGACAGATGCGAACCATTTAAATATATAGACATCAAATTAGATAATAGATAGAACTGGCAAAATATAAGAAACAAAAACAAAAAAGGAAAAATAAGAAGAGAATGAAGAAGAATATTCCTGCTTCCTTGCGTCAAACGGTGTGGATTACATATAATAGTGAGAAGTTTCATTCAAAATGTCATGTATCCTGGTGTAAGAACATAATTACGCCTTTTACTTTTGAAGTGGGTCATAATAAACCTGAAAGTAAGGGTGGTACAACCACCATTGATAATCTTCTCCCAATATGTGGCTGGTGTAATCGTAGTATGGGGAATCGTTATACAATTACAGAGTACTCGGAGAGTTTTACACCTCGTAAAAGTAGTCCAAATTCATTATCAAATATTATACCTATAAAGAGTAGATTTCGTAGATTTTTAGGTAAATTTAAATGTTTTCGGTCAAATAATTAATATTGATTATACAAAATCTATTAAGGAATTCTTTTTTATATAATTTATATACGATATAATATGCCTCTGCCTTCAAAAATCCCTGTATTGTGGTATACAGATAGAAACAATATTATAGAATTTGAGGCAAAATATATCCGAGAATTACTTTCCCAATATGAAGGAGAAGTAACATACAGGGATGTGAAAGACCAGAATGATATAGAACCGTACGCAATTATTCTAACAAATCAAAGTGTAAATTATATGCAGTATCTTTATAATTATGAGGTTCAAAAATGCCCTTTTATTGTAATACATATATCGGATGAACACGCATGGGATGACATACGATATTGTTCATTTAGCATGTGCGGACACTCATTTAAGAATTATTGCCATCCCAAGCTCTTTAATATATTTAATAATTTGACATTTTTCCCTTCTGGATACAATAAGTCAATTCTTAAAGATTATACTGGCGAAGCACCTCTGGATATATCTTTCGCAAAAAGAAAATACATATGGTCTTTTGCTGGAGGATCCGAGAAACTCCGTGGACATATCATGAATAAGTTTGTTGAACATTTTCCTAACGATCATTATCTTCTTTACGAAACGGGAAGTAGCTATCATAATCAACAAACCGGTCTGTCAATTGACAAATATAGAGATATGGTATTTAACACTAAATTTTCTATATGTCCACCAGGTGGCGGCTATGTCGAGTCATTCCGTGTGTATGAAGTACTCGAGTGCGGAGGCATTCCAGTTGTATTAAGATCGCAAAATAAAGAATATGAGCAGAAGCAAAGCTACTGGGGTGATCTTTATGGTAATGAACCCCCTTTTGTGATGGCAGATACATGGGAAGGCTGTATTGAAATTATGAAATATCTTCTACAGAATGAAGATATTTATGAGAAGACACGTCGCGATTGTTATAATTTTTGGCAGGATCATAAGAAGCAAAAGGGGCAAGAAATCGTAAATGCCTGGAAAAATTTAGCTTCTATAGAAGAAAAATAATTAAAACAATTAAAATAATAAATGTTAGAAACCAAAAATCAAGTTTTAGAACCTAAAATTTAAGAACCTAAAAAAGATATTTTGGTTTCTTAAATTTTAGAACCCTAATTTTACCCATAAACTCATCACATATCAGCTGATATGTGATGAGTTTAAACATGTGTTTTGACTTCTTACTTTTTAGAACCTAAAAATCACTTTTTAGGTTCATAATTTTTAGAATCTTAAATTCGTTTTTTAGGTTCTACAAATACAATGTCATATTTTTGGTCATTCTATTTTGTAGATTATTGATAGGTATAAATAATAAAAATTTATCGGTATTTTTACCTAAATTTTTACCTAAATTGGCTCTAAACCAAAAAAAATGAATAATTACAAGTAATTCTATAAACACCCCGGTTTACATATAATACAATATAATATCTAAACCTAAAGGTGTTCTAAGTCTTCAAAAGCTAACAACAATGACCGTTCTTGCTATTACTCTAAGTGAGTACATGAAACAAACCCCTGAGGAATTCTCCTTCAGCAGGGCGCGTAATTATGACAATCCTAAGAAATTCTATATGTATGATCATCACGTCTTCTATCAAAAGAGTGAAACAGATGCATTTGTATTCTTTAAAATGGGAGACAATAAACCGTGTACCGAGCTTTATGTCGTCATTCACTTGACACTTGATTTGAAAAATAAGACGGCATATTTGGATGATGTATACTCAAAGAGGTTCGATGATGATGAGTATACTACATGTGGTCGTGAAATTGTAGAAAATGAAATGTTTGACATGTATCTTGCTACCTGGTATATTCAAGACTTTCTTGGAAAAGATATCAAGTTAGATGATACGTGTGAACGAAAAGTAATCCTAACCGATGATGATTGGAAATATTATAATGATGCTAGAGAATAAAAAGAGAAAAAGAAACTAAAAAATTAAAAAAGAGAAAAAGAAAAAAAGAAAAAAGAAACTAAAAAATTAAATTTTAGTTTTTGGTTTTAGTTTTCCAATTTACGATTTAAAAGAAATATTGATATTATTATTAATATATAATGGATTGTTCCTATATTTTATCAAATTTGATACTTGGTTCAAAGCGAGTACCCCTTGAATATTTGCTGAAAGAGGGTGTGACCAGTTCAATATGTGTCGCTCCTGAAAATGAAGTTCCTACGATGGAGGGAATTAATTTCTATCGTTTTCCAATATCTCTTCAAGACCTTGATGCTATTTCAAGAAATAATATGGTCTGTGCAAAAAACAAATGTATTGAATTGCTAAATAGTGGCGAAAAAGTCTATATACACTGCGTAGCAGGTTTTAATAGAAGTCCGGCAGTTACAGCGATGGTTCTATCCGAATTATCAAATATTTCAATTGACGAGGCAGTTGATTTTATAAATTATTTTCGAATTATTGCTCCGGAAAAACATTTAGCTTTATTAAAACAATAATTATTATTTTTCAACTACGAAAACCGCCATACCATTCCAATAATCCGCATGAGCCTTATCATATGGTGTATGAGTTCCGTCTGTTGTTAATAGAATTTCTTTTTTATAAAGAATTTTAATCCCAGACTCATTAAAACCTTCCCAAGTTCCCTCTCTTGCGGGTGGATAATTCCAGTCGTCAATAACAATGATTGATATTGGATCAATATATTTGATAAATTCGGTTATACCTTTCTTTTGCGATAAAGCATCATGTGCTCCATCATACAGATATATATTATAGCTACTATCCAACGGCGTTGAAAGATTAAAACAGTCTTCATTAATTAAATTACAGGATACATTATGGGGTATGTATGTTTTAATATTTTGTATAAGATGCTCCGGTTTTCCATTAAATTCACTCCAATTATCAATAATAGTAGCACGACAATGAGGATTCATAAAAAGGGAAGAGATAGAAGATGACCCTAACCATGCTCCAATTTCAAGATATCTGGAATCAGGAAGACTACATAAATTATTATAGAAATGTCTTGTTTTTCTTCCCGTCATACCATTGAGATTGTATAAAATGTCATTGTTTAATTTTGATTTTTCTTGATCACTCCAATAGAGACATGCTTCTACATGTCTAATATATATGTCTCGTAAATCCATGTGTATTAATTATTATTTTTTGTGTTTATATCAGGTAAGATATGCCCCCTAAGAAAAAGAGTGCCAAAAACATTGATCTTATGCTTAAAATAGCTTCTTCTGAGCTATCGGATAATTCAAAAGAAAACTACAGAATGAGAGCACAAACGCTTGAGAAACGGTCGGGAAAGCCTCTCATATATGTTGCTACAAATCCTGACACATACATAGCTGAAATACAGTCGTGGTATTCAAATAATACATCACGCAAAGCGTATATGTCCTTTATATTGTCTTTATTCAGGTATAATCCAGATTTTTTGTGTGATAACCGAAAAATCTATGAAAAATGGGCAGAAGTATTCAATGATACACATAAACAGGTAATTGATCGCTACGAAACAAATAAACCAACCCAGCGACAAGTTGAAGGTTTTGTATCGTACACAGAAATTGTAAAGAAGCGCGACGAACTTGAAAAAGGGTCTATTGAACGTCTTCTTTTAGGTTTTTATACATATCTAAAGCCGATGCGGTGCGATTATGGGATGGTAAAGATATATAAAGACAGACTTCCTACCGAAAAAGAAAGAGAGAAAAACTATGTATTTATAGCGGACGAGAATAAAGCAATCCTTCATCTTGGAGAATATAAGACAAGCAAGACATACGGAGATCACGAGATAGAGCTTCCAAAGCCTTTGTATGAAGACTTATTGCTAAGTCTTAAAAAGAATGATAGAGAATGGTTATTTGTGGATAGTAATGGTACGAAACAATCCAGAAATACATATTGCTCGTGGACGCTACGAGTTTTCAAAAAAATATTTAACAAGCCTCTTTCTGTCTCACTTATAAGACACAGTTTTATAAATCAACTGAATATGACGGATCTTAGTATAAAAGAAAAGAAAGACATAGCGCAACAAATGGGTCATAATATACAAACTCAAGATATATACAGACTCATATTCAATGATAAAAAAGAAAACGATGAATAAAAATGCTCGTGTATGGGTTTAAGGACGAATACGTTGTTGCCAAGGTGGATTTACATCTGCTCTATCGTTTGCTACAAATTTTACAATTCCCATAGATTCAATGTAAATTGGATGGCGTATAATATCAGAATAAATTGGAATTCCTGGTTGATATGTAAATGGACAATCAAATTGACCTACGCGTTCGGGAGGTACAAAAGAAGAATAAGACAGATCTCCGCCATGCTCGGCACCCCATGCGGCAGGTTTATCAATCTCTTTATCATAATTATGTCCGTGATCTTTTATAAATTTGTAAGACATACCTACCAAATTGAGCTGTCTTGTTTTTAAAGCGTACATTACATCCAGATTTTGACGATACATTTCTTGAACAAATTTTGCTATACGATCTGCGTAATATTCTGTAATAATACAAGTATCGTGAATATTGATATAGTAGTCCGCTTTTACACGGGGATGATCTATAAAATTATATAGCCCGAAAGCATGGCTCAAGTCATAACAATTCTTTGGAACATAAATAATTACCTCACGATCCGGTGTAGTTTCTATAATTTCTACAGGTTCATCCTTGCTCCCACATATAGTAACAACTATGTCTTTTTTAGAAACACCAAATTTATCAAATGAATCTAAAAAAACATTTAGAGCGTGTCCGTAATTTACATGCGAACTAACACTTATTTTGAATGAAGGAGTGTGTACACTTGTATCATTTATGGTGTTCACCGAGCTGTCTATTTCTGTCATTTTTATAAAAGATTAAAAAGATGCTGAGATTATAATAATTCACATATGATTTCTTAAATGAAAGTAGGGAAGCAAGTGATGCTAAAACAGTTTTTTAACGAGGTACTTTCTATACAGCCGTCTTTTCAGTCTTTTCTCGGGGATAATTCGGCAAATGGAGATTATGAAAATGTAGCATCGGAAGCGTACAAACAAAACTGGATAAAGATGATTCGGCGCTATAAAAATCTTATTCAAAAACCAAAACATTATACCGATCTTGATACGATGTCTATCAGGTGGATTATAAACACTGAATACGATCTTCTTCGCTTTCCAGATGAATGGATGTATATTACTTCTTATGACAATCCCATTTTACAATTTATTGTAGAAGATACATATATATACCCTTTAAAAACTGAAAAAGATGTATTTGATTTGATATCGCGAACACAGAAACGAATCCCGTTTATAGTAGATGTTATGAAAGCGATGCGTGATAATGTTCATAAAAATAATACAATACCAAAAATGATTTGTGAAAAACTAATACATCAAATAACGGATCTACTTCAAACACAATCATATTATGTTAAAATTCCCGTAAAGTTGGACAGTAGCAAATATGTAAAGATAGTAGATACAGAATATGTTCCTGTACTGTATGATTTTTTGGAATTTTTAAAGGTTTATGTTCGTCAATGTAGAAAAACAATCGGGATGTGTCATATTAGCAACGGTAAGGAAATGTATAAGGCAATTGTTAAAAGCTCAACGACATTAGAAATTACTCCTGAAGAAATACACGAATATGGAAAACAGGAACTGAAACGATTATATAAATCACTAACAACCTTTCGTAAAAATCTACAGGAAACAATGGGTATTCGTGATAATAAATTATCAAATAAACAATTATTTAAAAAGATAATGGCGCAAGAGGATGAATATTTTAAAAAATCACAAGATATTCTTGAAGCATATAAAGACGCTCAAGAAAAAATAAGAAAAACTATTATTCCTAAATATTTTGGTTATACCGTTGATAAATATCTTCTAAAACCTATACCAAAACTTATTGAAAATAGCACACCAGGGGCATATTATAATATGCCTTCCATTAAGTCAAAACGACGAGGAACAGTATTCATAAATATAAGCCAGTTGAACCGAAATCCGCGATATACAGTAAATGTTTTATCGTTACACGAAGGAATACCAGGACATCATTATCAATATCAGTATATGAAACAACACCATATGCCATTATATAGAATGTATGGAGCAGACAACGATGCTTATGCTGAAGGATGGGCCCTTTATTGCGAAGGCTTTATTAACAGCAAAGATGTAAGAGAAATGTTTGGGCGTTGGATATATGATATGTTGCGCACCGTTCGTCTTGTGATAGATACAGGTGTGCATTATTATGGATGGTCATACAAAAGAGCGCTTAATTATATGAAAAAACATGTATTATTAGAACCTCACGAAATTGTTGTGGAATTAGATAGATATATATGCGACCCTGGGCAAGCTTTGAGTTATAAGATTGGCGAACGCGTATTCATAGAAGAACGAGATCACTATCTCGCGAATAAATTTGGAGATATTAAAGATTTCCATCGTGAAGTTCTTGAATGTGGCCCAATGCCTTTAGATGTGCTTAAACATAAATTAAGACAGGGTTTAGGATGTCAAAATAAATAATAAAAATAAATAAATAAATTAATTTTTTTTTAATATATGAGCATTTTATTATTCATACAGGATAGAATCTCGCCACCTTTTGTAATCATATTAAGTTCAAGCCAAAATCCGGCATTAAAAAGGATTACTGCAAATGCGTGTATGTTTTGATCAAATACTGTTTCTGCGAATAAACCTTCAATCACACCTCCTAAGGCAATTAGGAGTGGCGGAGCTAACGAACGAATGATACTAAAATAACCTGGAAATACAAGACCACCTAAATCTGAAAAAGCATACATATTTAATGATGCAGACAGTATAAATGGTACGAGTGTAGTCCAAGCTAATGGAAATGTTGAACCACCGGCTGTTTGTTTCCATTTAAAATTGAAGGTTGCTTTATAGTCTTGATTACCTAGATAACCAATAAAGAAGCCCAATACGGATAAAAATTTAAAGTAGCCATTAAAACAAGTTGGACCCAAAACAGCATAGGAGAATGCTTGTAAACCGATATACTGCATATTGAAAATGAAAAAGTAGGCGACAATTCTTAACCACTGATTATTTTTATCAGAAACAACTACATTTGTATTCTGTAGATTTCCTCTTAACGGACTATCAAAAGGTGCCACCTGCCAACCTTCATATGTATGCATCATAATACCTGGAAGACCACCAAAAAATGCGATAATTGGAGAGAGAAGGAATAAAAGTGTTCTTTGCTCATCATTACCAAAATAATTCGTCCATTTATCACTATTACTGAGTATAGACTGAGCCATTAGAAATGCTGGAATAATTGGAGTCCAATGAACGAGTTCAACCAGATTTAACATAAAAGCACCGGCTGTATGAGCCATGTTAATATCGTAAAGCGACTTTTTAGGTGCCGCTTTATTCCAACCCCATGATGGATTTGAAGGGAATCCTTTAGAAATCCAATTATAAGTGTCTTTAATCATATTATAAAAGACCATTTATGAATAATGAAATTGTATATTTAAATATAATATTGTAAGAACTTTATATACTTTTTATATTTTACATCACGAGATTATTGAATGTACCAAAATAAAAAATGAAATAAATATATTAATATTATTGTAAATATTGATTGAAAAATGAAATTTAATTGTATTAACTTTGGAGGATGCTATGGATACGATTTAATTGCTGTATTCGAAGAATTTTTATACAAACATTGTATAATTAGTGCTAATAAAAGTACTTATCCTTCTTTGGATAGACTTGCTTATGAATATATCTCTTTTATACAAGAAAATTATGATCATAGTATTGAATATTTAGAAAAACAAAATAAAATACTAATACTAAAACTTATCAAAATTCATAACAGGATGGCTGGAAATACTAAAATTATAGTAGTAGAAAATACAATTACAAATTTATGTCTTAATGAACAAATTAAGACAGAAATAGAGTATCAAAATAAAAAATGAACATTACTAATATACATTTAGTAAATTAGATAAGAATGACACCCATATTGCTTAAGATAGACGAGAATGAATGTAAATGGATGGATGATTTAGATATGCTAGCATTTGTATGTTCGCAAACTCCTCAAAATATTGTAAAGCAAAAAAATATGGAAATGGATATAGATACTGAATTTCTTTACTGTTATGAGGCATTAGATGTGGAAGACACAGAAGATGAAATGTTCGTTATACTGGATCTGGAAGATATTTGCGAATAGAAGGCATATATGTGACAGTAGATGGATATAATTCTAAAAACTCAAGAGCATTGTTATAAAATTCATTTCCTCTTTTCGTTTCTAAATAGGCGTGCCTTACCTCCCATCCCTGTGGCGGATCTCCATTAAATGCCCTCCATATGAGATCATGAACAAAATATTCTTCTACCTTATTTTTTTCAACTTGTACAGGAAATGTGCGATATGGTGTTCCTATAAGGGTAAATCCCATACTTGAGCTATAAATATCTTCTAAATTACGAATCTTTCCTTGATTAGAAATAACGAGATTTGCTATACCAATTTTTAAAATTACATATTCCGTAATCGGGATAGCATTGCTATCAAATAGTTTATCGTGATCATGATTATGATTATAATTATTATAATATTTAGAACGGTCGTCCTCTGATAAATCGTCAATGTCATTATCATCATTTTCTTGATCGTAGTCGTTATCGTATACGATTCCAACAAGGTCATCTTCATCAGTTTTATTTTTAGGCATGTTTCTATTATCTTTCGAAATTAGAACACTAAAAATTATATACTACTCTGTATTAAAAAATAGACGAGACGATCCCTTATATTCCTTTCACGGAGTTTTCATATAAAATATATGTGTCAAAAATTTTTAACAGTTTAAGAAATATATTTTCATTTTTATTTATTTTGTGTAAAGTCTTTATAGGATGTCGGCACCAAGACAACGAAAAATAGCTATAGCTAAACGCCCAACCGTGCCTCTTACAGGAGCCGAGAATGTTGCTCTTGTAGATAATAACCGCGTATTTCATTATGGTTATCAATATTTCTTAGCAGCAGATAAAATACGAGCTATTTTTGGTGAAAGAATAGCCCGATCTAAAAAGATAAGAAAGGCAGAACTAAGAGATATACTAAAGAATGCTATGCTAACAATTAAAAAAGATGATCAAATGACAATAAATGATTTTATGAATTTAACAGAACAAAAAATTACGCTATGTGTTGCCAAACTACAAGCAATGCCCTCCAGTCCGCAAGAAATGGAAGTTATTATACCTGCTGCGGCAGGAAAGCGTAAAAAAGTGACATCTCCTCAAGCACTCCCTGCTGCAGCTGCAGCTGCCGCGGCGGATGTTGCTGGACCATATCGTCCTCCACAAGTTGTTATCCCAGCAGCAGCTGCCCCCGCCGTCGCGGATAATACATCTCCCGATAAATCAAATGAGAGTAAAAAAAAGAAAGTAGATCCTATTGCGAATCAAATGAATTTTATTACAGATCTAATGCACCGAACAACACAATCATCTATACTACAACGAACGGGAACTCTTCCTGGAGAAAGAGGCGAAGTATATGTTGATAGATATACAACAGAACGATCCATCCGTGCTGGACTTGCTGCAGCTCAAAAAAGAGACGAAGAAAATGTTGCAAGACAACGAATTATTGAAGAAGAAGCGAGGCGCACAGAGGCATTAAGATATATGCGAAATGGTATGAAAGATATAACAGATATGTTTGGCAAGAGTAAGATGTAAAATTAGGCAATCATTTCGTATTTTAATACAGGGTGACATTCATAATTTGTAAGCTCAAAATCGTCAAAGGTGAGCTCTTCCAGCCATTTTATTTTTTCATTTACATCACTCTGTTTGGGAGGTGATGGTTTTACAATTTTTAAAGAAGGAGATTTATAGGGTTCTCGTATCATTTGTATTTTCGCGTTTTCAATATGCTGTTCGTAAATATGTGTATCACCTGTTACCAAGATCACGCGATCCGTGGGGATTTCCAATAATGTAGCAAGTAGCATTGTCAATAGAGAACATGAAGCAATATTAAAGGGAGTGCCGGCACATACATCTTGCGAACGACAATACAGTTGGCACGAAAGCCCTTTCTCGCCAATATAGAATTGATAGAGAACATGACAAGGCACGAGAGCCATAGCGTGTGCTTGTTTAGGGTTCCATGCCGAGAGAACCGCGCGACGACCGTGTGGGTTCTTAGATAGTTCTTGTAGTAGATATTTGATCTGGTCTATACCGTTTTCAAGTTTTGGATAATTGCCACCAAAACATCGCCATTGAAAACCGTATCCTGGTCCCAATTGTCCCTCATCATAATGCTCAAGACCAACATCATCCAAATATTCGCGACTTGTATTACCATCCCATATATGAACGTTTTTCATCTGTAGTTCTTTCGCATCTGTAGAGCCACGCAAGAACCATAGAAGTTCTTCTACCACTCCACGCCAGAATACACGCTTTGTCGTGAGAAGAGGAAAGCCATCTTTTAGATTAAATTCTAAACGCTCTCCAAACAAACTCAATGTCTTACCATTACGACCATCACGTTCTTCTCCTCCTTCTATAATTTTCTTTAACAAACCGAGATATTGTGCCTCACCTTTGTTAGTCATCTTTATACTTATCGTTGATATATGCCTTAATATATTGTGTCAATTGTTTCATTTTTTATTATTTAGTATTTCTTTTGATATAACTATTTGTAATATTATATAGAGGATGCTGGGCTGATTCGCAAGAGCATCTGTCGTTTCTTTATATTTATCAAGTATATAGTTATAGCCATCACATGGATTGACATCTGTGCGAGTACTATAGTTTTCATTTTTATACCAATGTTTCATCGTCATATGGTTTACAATACCAAGTTTTAGATCTATATGCTTATAAAGTAGCATATCCAGTCCCCACATCCATGGATTTTTCTCGCCATTTAAATGCTCGTAATATTTCTCATAGGATTTTGGTCTTGTAAAATAGCAAAAATATTCAAGAGCGCTTGTTATTTTTATAGCAGGACCTGGATATGTATTATCTTGAAGCATATATTTGAATTGATATTTTGAGCACGATGTCATACTGGGCGAAAGCAAATCTATATCAAACATTTGTGTATAATGTATCATATATTCCCAATCCACATCGTCTTTCAGTTCTATATCATCAAGAATACACAGTAGGTATGTGAATCTTGTAGCATCTGTATTTGGTACAAGATATTTCTTTAAAAATTGTCCTACAATTAACGGATCGCGAATAACTGTTATACTTCTTGAATTTTCTATCGTAGTAAGATCACTGTTGTCATAACAACATATGGTATAATGAACATGCGACCAATTATATTTTTCTATATTTGACATATTATTACGCAATATACGCAATTTTTCTTCAAGATGAGGAGATCCAAATCCAGATATAAAGACATGAAGAGACGGGTTCATGGTTGTTAATATCGGCATTTGTATTGAAATATTAAGATAAATATACTTAAATAATAGATAATTTATAGCTTGTACAATTGATTAATTTCTTTCTCTTGTGTTTGAACTATATTTGAAGCAAAATTTTTTAGTTCATCTTTCGGTTCTTTTTGTAATAAACGCTTGCTCATAAATATTGCCATTGAATGATGAGGGATCATAGATGTTATGTATGAATTTGAATTAATAAATAACTGATTTCGTATTATAAATAACATAATTATAATACCAACGAATCCAACTAAGATAGCAACACCGAATTGGTCCCATATACCCATAAAGAATAACATCCACATACACATTAAAAGAGACATATAAACATCGTTAAGAGAAATGCGGACGTGTGAGAATTTATCAGCCCATATACTCATAGATGATAGAATACCAGCTATAAACATCATGACGAACATAACTATATAATGTATCATTGTTGTATTGTTTTTACATTATATATATAAATTATTTATAATTTGTTCTTATTTTTACATTAAATATTGGATCGTTGCTGTAGTTGTATGTATATAAGGTATAAGGAGGCTTATTTAGTATTGAAATATATAAAGTGAATACATACTTAAATGGGCAATAACAATTCACGCCAATTAACATATCAGCAATATTATGATCTTGTACAGAAAAATGGTACGGAAGGACACCCGAATAGTCAGCAGATACCTGATCCTGAAAATATTGATATGTCTCAAGTAGATCCATATCAAGTTCTTAATGTGCCTCGTAATTTTGAATGGGATCAGTTAAAGGGAGCTTATCGTCACGCTGCTTCTCTTGTACATCCAGACAAAGGTGGAAATCGGCATCTATTTAATGTAGTTACGGAGTGTTTTCGTTTTCTTGCGAACGAGTATAAGGCACGTGATGCGGATAAACCACATTTTATGCTCAAACAACAATCACAAGATTATGTTAAAACACAAACAACTGTAAATAGTGGATCAACATTTATACATAAAGATCAAGATCGGAAAATCAATCCTTCGGTTATGGACGGAATGGCATTAGGTCGTTTTAACAAAATATTTGAAGAAAATAGATTGGAAGACGAAGAAACATCTCATGGATACGGGGATATGATGGTTCAATCAAGCAAAAGTCGCGATGATATCAGTGTACCAAAAATAATGAAAAAGTTTGATCAAGGAAAGTTTAATAAAGTATTTGATAAAATTGTTCCAGTATCAAAAGAAATTACGGTATACCAAGAGCCACAACCTCTTCAATTGGCAAAACAACTACAATATACAGAAATAGGTGGTACAAAACCAAATGATTATAGTAGTTCAGTAGAAAGCAGTATTAAATATACAGACTACATGAAAGCGTATACTACCTCGCGGCTGGTTGATCCCAAATCTGGAGCAGACCGAAAAGAATACAATAGTGTAGATCAATATGAGAAAGATCGTGATAAGTCAACACAAAGACCATTGACGATGAAAGAATTAAGAGAAAAGAAGGAACGAGAAATACAAGAAAAACAGGCGGAAGAGAACCGAATACGAAGAGTTCGTGAAAAAGATCAAGTTGCAACGGACCATTATGAGCGTATGAACCGGCTTCTGCTTGGATAATCATATAAGGGCATAAATATCGTACAAAATAACATATTATTTTATATTTTATAAATGTCGTGGAAACTATATGATCATTTAGGAGTGACACGAGGAGCATCCAAAGAGGAAATCAAGAAAGCGTACAAAAAGAAAGCATTGGAAACACATCCGGATAGAGGAGGGGATCCAGAAAATTTTAAACAAGTTAATAATGCCTATTCAGTACTTAATAACGATGATTCAAAAGGTAGATATGACCAATTAGGGGATGAAGGATATGAAGCATCCGGAGGTGCAAATGGAGGGGGTGGAATGCATATGGATCCAAATGAAATCTTTCGTCAATTCTTTGGTGGTGCCGGAGGGGGTTTTAATTTCCATTTTAATGGTGCACAGCAACAGCAACAAGATACAAAAAAGTCAAATCACCGTCATGTGTATAAAATCAGCTTAAATGATGCTTATACAGGTACAAAGCGAGCTATACGAGTTATGATTCATAAAACATGTATCAAATGCAGTGATTCATGTTATGCTTGTCAAGGACAAGGAGAAATCACGGAGATGCATCGTATGGGCTTCTTCACACAAATGATGACGCGAACATGCAGTCAATGCAATGGTTCTGGATCGATTGTAAAACCGAAAAGTGGCTGTAAGGATTGTAAAGGGGAAGGCAAATATACAAAAGAGAATATTGTCAATTTAGATATACCTTGTGGTGTTGAGACGGGACATAGTGTTGTTTTTGAAGAAATGGGAGAACAGCCTACCAAGGCAGGTGAAAAACCAGGTGATCTATATATAGAGATTTTTGTCCAACCACACGAACAATTAACACGACAGGGAAATGATTTACATATTCGTATTCCTATATCGTTTAGAGATAGCATCATTGGTACAAAAATAGCTGTTCCATATTTTACAGGAAACTTTGAAATTGATACAACTGAACTCGGGATATTACAGACCACGAAACATTACATAATCAAAGATAGGGGTATGCCAATTCGTGGGAAAAAAGAAAAAGAAAAAGAGAACGGAAATATGATTGTTCAATTTGATATACAATATCCAAATACGAAGATAACACCCGAAAATGCTAAAAAAATAGAGAGTGTTCTAATCGATGCCGGCATATAGAAAATGTGTGAATTTTAGCTTCTTCCAGTTTTAAATTCGTAGTTTGATCCATAGATAATATTATCAAAAAATCCGGTATTATTATTGTTGTACATGAATTTATTTATACCTGGCTCACCATAGTATGAAACTTTGGGATCCGATGCTGCAGCGGATATATTTGACTCGCAACTACATGTAAGTGTATCTTGTGTTTTTTTCCGTTTCTTATATGGAGTATTTTCACGCAAGTCATAATAGGGGATGTTTGTAAATTCATTTTGTACATCTCCTGCGGGACAAGCGCATGTAATCTTTGATGTTTTATCATCAAAATTATAGGAAACTCCAAATGCCGGACGATTTTTTATTTTAGCCGTTGTATTAAATATACCACGCTCTGTAGATAGCTGCGATTCCTTATAACAACTTGATTCTTTCATTATTTTTGATTGTATTCTACTGGATTGAAAGAAGAATATCAATATGACTAAAAGTATGAAAAATGCTGTAAAAAGAGCGACTTCCAAAGCAGTAATTTCAGAGAATAAATTCTGTAAAAATGGCATATGATTTATATTCTACATCAACGACACAAATTATTTGTATTTACTGATCGTGTTATATTGTCCTAAGGATTGTGCCTGACACATTAATGAAACCTTATTGTTATTGACATTTGCTTTTAATTTTTCAATAGGGTCTGCCGCTGAATCAGTTGGTATACTATTTTCTGCTATACACATATCCATTTTTGTCTGTACTGCCTTATGTTCTGTAGCAGTATATTTGCTCTCTTCCGTAGCATCAGGTTTCGTTTCTTCCGCATCTTCTGGTGTTTCATCTGACATTTCTTCATTTCCCGAATTATCAACGACGACGTACTCGCTTTTATTATCTTTTTTCTTTTTATCTTTCTTTTTATCCTCTTTTTTATCGTTCGGCTTTTTACTTGATACAACTTTTGTATTTGATTTTGATTCTGGAACTACTGAACTTAATACATATTTTCCTGAATTATTAAAGAAGTTTAGAAACGCTCTAACTATCCCCGTGGGACTCAATTGAATAATACTAAAGAAAATATCGTCCCATAATTGAAATATACCTGATTCTGTCAATTGAGGAAAAGGAGGTACAATTTTAATAATGAGATCTCCAAGTCCAAGTATAGCAGGTGAAAACAATTTTAATAAACGCCAAAAAACCCATATAATCGTAATAGCAACAAGTATTATTATAAGAGCATATGTCAATAAACGAGAAATAAAAGCCCATACTGGTTTTGATAAAACATTCTCTGCGGCCGAATAATTAGTTACTAGAGAACCTATGACTTGTAAAATCTTAAAAATTATAATAACTATTGTAATAATAATAAGTATATTTATAATTTCAGTTAATCCTATCATGCTTAACGAATGACTCTATTATTCTACGGTTGTATTTAATTTTAATGTAGTTGAACAATTTTATTTTTGTAATCCCCAACAAATGGCTGTAGGGATATAAAAACCTGCCATTCGTAATATATTATCAATAATATCATTTGGAAATGCGGATAAAACCTTTTTAGCAGCAACAAGGCGTTCCCTATCTAATTCCATTTCTTGTCTTCGTATTTGATATTCTGCTTGTTCTATCTTTTTCTTAGGATTCATAACACATATTGACCCGCGGTACGATGGAATATAATCGTCATATGGGTCAAAGTTTTCATCTCGTTTTTTTTGCTTATTTTTTACATTTGATCTTGGTGTAAATATGATATCATCTTCGTCTTCTAAATATTTAAATTTACATTTCATTTTCATTATCATTATCGTTATCGGTGTAGTTAATAATATAGTAGTACATATTTTTATATAGTGTTGCTGAGGAGATATGATAAAAATAAAGATTTATTATTAATAAAATTATAAAATATAAATATATAATATATTTATGTAATTATTTTTGTGGTGTATTTGGTTCTTTCTTTTTTATTAACTGTTCTTGCGGAGGCGAAGAACACAATATATCATCTAAATCAATAGATGACATGAATCGTGATATGTTATTATAATATTGATTATATAAATGCTTGGTTAATTTTTGATGCATATGTTTTAATTGTATATCCATTTCCTCTTTATGAGAAGATAATTGAAGTAATTTCGGTATATATTCGTCAAATATTTGATCTACAATCTCAGATGTAGAAATATTCATTTTATAATAATTTATTTATTCAAGTAATATTTGATATAATAATTAGCATATTAATTCGGTTTGTTGGATTATTTTTAATAGTTGTTAAATAAATATACAGTATCAAATTTTCTGTAAATTTAACTGAATTTTGAAACTATTCATTATACGGCGACAAAAAATTGAACCTTTTCTTATGAATGAAAGTATGTTAAGTAATATCCTACTATGAAGAGGCAGTGTAATAATCACCCGAAATATATGTACTCGGGGAAAGAATCATCGCCTCTTGGTCTTGGAATCACAGCAGAACCACTTATTCTTGGTACAATTCAAGAGGGTAGAGACAATACGAATTGGATTGTCACTCTCAAGAACGGTATTAAAGTTTGGTCGCGTATTACAAGGCTTTCTGAAATTCGCGAAAAAGGAAAAGAAGAGAAAGAAACTATTGTACAAGAAGAGCCTGCTAAGAAAAAGGCTGCTCCTCGTAAAAAAACGGTTGCTCCTAAAGCTATTTCACAGAATACAGAACATACACGGGATATTATGGAAACAGAAAACACAGAAGTGGAAGTAGAAAAAAAAGTTGCGAAAGAGCCAGTGAAACGAAAGCCAACCAACTATAATATTTATATGAAATACAAACTAAAACAATTGGTGAAAGAAGAAACAGATCTAAAGCCAAAAGAACGAATCGCTCACGCGGTAGCACTATGGCAGTCTATGACAAATGACGAAAAAGAAGAAATTGTAAATGAGGCAAAAATAGCCATTGAGAATGGAGACATCTAAATAACGAATGAAATAATTAATCAATATATATTTTTGGCTTTGTTAAAATTTGAAACCGCTTATAGAATGATATGATAGTAAATATAGAAATCAATAAGATAATATGACAACCAAACTTTCACTTGATTCAAACAAGCCTATTATTCTGGTAGATGGGAGCTATTTCGTATTTCATAGATTTTTCGCAACAGTAAAATGGTACAAGTTTCGCGAGAAGAATATAAAGGACGATGAATGTATGGCAATTGAAGAATTATGTACGGCTATAAAAAAGCATGCTCTCGCGGATCTATGTAAAATTCGCAAAAAATGGGCAAGTCCAGCCGAAGGGAAAAATAGAATAAGTAAAAAAGATTGGGAAAGTATTCCAGTATGGTTTGCTATGGATTGTCCCAGATCAAATATATGGAGATCCAAATTCATTGATAATTATAAAGGTACTCGCGATGTAAATAGGCGCCCATTTGATCCAAAGTGTTTTGAAATTTTATACGAATGTCTTACCAAAGAGGTGCCTATTCTGGGAATTGAAGAATTAGAAGCAGATGATGTAATTGCTCTTACACACAAGACCTTACGGGAGTTAGGGTATAGTGGAAAAATCATTTGTATTACAAATGACAACGACTATTTACAATTAATGGATGATAATACGGTACTTTATAATCTGGATGATCGTGATATTGGTTCAAGAGGATGTTGCGATCCTAAAAAAGATCTGTTGTTCAAAATATTACTTGGGGATAAAAGTGATAATATTCCTCCTGTCAAAAGCAAGATCAACGAAAAAAAACTAAAAGAATTAGCAAATCTAACCGAGGAAGAAATTATAAAATCTCTTGAACTGAATGAAGAAGAACATAAATTAATGCTACTTAATAGAAAACTGATTGATTTCTCTATGATTCCAGGGGATCTTGTTGAAAAATACAATATGACCTATCAATTAAATATCATGTGAAAAAATGATTTAAAAATTAGAACTATCATTTTTTGCTAATATGGTGAGTGGTGTATATTTGATTGTAATTCGTACTTTATAAATGACGGAAGATTATTCTGAACAACTATGGGATATAATGGATAGTTTAAAAATAGAAGATACAGGTGATAAATCACAAACAAGTGATGGCGAAGCAGAGGCACTCCAATGTAATACATGCGGAAGTATGAATGTATTTTCGGATGATGGAGAACATCTATGTAATGATTGTCATGCTGTGATTGGTCGTGTAATAGATATAGGTGCTGAATGGCGATTCTATGGAGCAGATGATAATAGAAGCGACGATCCTACCAGATGCGGTATGCCGACCAATCATCTACTTCCAAAGTCGTCTATTGGATCCGTATTTGGAGGAACTCGCGGTAATAGTCGCGATAGTCATCGAATACGTATGTACCAGATGTGGAACTCAATGCCATATTGGGAAAGAACTCTCTATAATGTATTTGAACAATTAACAAATAAAACGGCGAATCAAGGCATTCAAAACAAGATTCTTGATGATGCGAAAGTATTATATAAAAAAGCAAGTGAAAAGAAGATTTCCCGAGGTGATAACAAAGAAGGTCTTATCGCTTCATGCGTATATTATGCATGTTTATTGAATAAAGTACCACGATCTACAAAAGAAATAGCAAGGATGTTTCATATTGATCCAAATGTGCTTACCAAGGGAAATGCCAGATTTCAAGATCTTCTAAAAATGAATGTAGATTGTACTGGTCCGGATGATTTCGTTTGTCGTTTTGGATCAAAGCTAAATATGGATTGGAATGATATCCAAAAATGTAAAGATCTTGCCAAAAAATTAGATGATTTAGAGATTGTTTCAGAGAATGCTCCTACCAGTGTTGCTGCAGGCACAATATTCTATTATTGTATGACACATACGATTGAGTTTTCTAAAAAACAGATTGCTGAAGTATGTGAAGTATCCGAAGTAACGATTACTAAATGCTATAAGCGACTATTAAAATATAAAAGCCTTATTGAGGAATAAAATTAAAAATTATTAGCATATGGATATTTTTCTTCTATCCTAATAGAATGGACATATTTACTATATTATTTTGGATATTTACATTGATGTTTTTTAGTTTATCAATATATTTATTATGTTGTACAAAGAAAACTCCTATTTTTTATGTTCAGATTGCCTCTGGTTTTGGTATATTCGCAACAAGTAAGATTGGGCGTAAATTTTTAAGGTTAGAATAGAATTGTTGTTTTAAAAGTCGGCATCGAAATCAACTACAACTTTTGCGGGTATAGATTTTCCATCTGTATTTACCCCAGCTTTAGCATATTCGGAAATCTTACATTCAAAGAAATTTCCCTTGCTTTCCAGAGCAGATGCCTCCATAAAGCTGAAAGGATTCACGCAATTGAACATCTTATCATATCCAAGCATCAACAATGTACGATCCGCTATGAATCGGATATAATCTTTCATTAGCGCCTCGTTCATATTGATCATGCTGCATGGGATAGATTCCGTGATAAAACGGTCTTCAATCTCCACTGCTTCCATAAACATTTCTTTTACAATATTTTCAGGAACACGATTTACGAGTTTTGAATATAGCAGACAAGCAAATTCGGTGTGCAGGTTCTCATCACGGCTAATAAGTTGGTTGGCAAAACTGAGACCTGGTAGAATACCCCTCTCGCGAAGCCAGAAGATGGCTGCGAATGATGAACTGAAATAGACACCTTCTACGATAGCGAATGCTATAAGTCGCTGTGCGAAGGATGCTTCCGGATGAAGGATCCATTTCATAGCCCATTCCGCCTTTTCTTGGATAGCAGGGAATGTATTTACGGCATTGAATAGTTTCTCTTTCTCGTCCGGGTTTTTCTCATAGGTATCAATCAATAGCGAATATGTTTCCGAATGAACTTGTTCCATAGCGATCTGGAAGCTATAGAAAGCTTTTGCTTCCGCGATAGCAACATCATTCATGAAACGAACGGCTAGATTCTCCATAACGATGCCATCCGATGCGGCAAAGAATGCCAGAACCTGTTTGATGAAATGTTTCTCATTTTTTGAAAGACGATTTAGATCGTTCAAATCCTGTTCAAAATTGATTTCCTCAGCAACCCAATAAGAGGACGAAGCATTTTTGTACATATTGTGTATATCGTTGTATCGTACCGGGAAATAGACGTGACGAGACTTATCTTCTGTAAGAATGGGTTCTCTTGCCTGCACATCAGGATCGATCTTGTGAATCGTTACCTCTTTTTTCATAGCTAACGCATCCATGGCTACTATTCCCATTCCAATTGACCTATTCATTTAGACAGATAATTCTTGTTCTTTTTCACCGGCAGATAGCAACTTTAACCGCTTTTGGGAACTTTATAGATAATATATTTTATCATACATACCTATCAAATTTTTAAATCGTTGCTATGTCTAAAACAGTATTTTATTTATCGTAAAAATTTAGTAAATGAACGACTATGCTTGTCCAATTGTACAAGAGGGCTTGTATGAGCTTATTGTAACAGCAAAAATAGAAGATGCCCTTTATCTTACAGGTGTCATGATTATTGATGAAAAAATAGAAGATTTAGAAGATATTTGGATTCGTGTATGCTCAAGAAATGAGCTAAAGGGGATTATGCCGTCCGCATGGAAATGGAAAGATGTAATAAATGATACTTATAATATCGTAAAGAGCGAATCATTTAATATTGAAGAAGCACTTCTACTCACGACAAAGATGTGTATATTCAATAAAGAGCTACTATTGGCAGAAAATGGAGCAAGTCTTACGAGTGATAAAAAGCCGATGGTTCATATAAAACACCTGCGCAATATTATTCTGGAGGATTTTCCGGAAGGCGCGATGTTGTCCACTGCGGGCATGAAACGGTACAAGAGAATACTTCCAGAAAATCAAGAGGAACTACTATTTTCCCATAGGATTCTTAGTGGATTAAGTCGTGTATGGACTGACCGACAATATGAAAAAAGTAGAGATGCTTTAGAATACCTTTCAAGAAGACGATTAAATATATCATTGCCTGATAAGACTTGGCCGTCTCCTACACCTGAAAGCTCAAATGAGATTATTTGGTTCTTATGGGGTGCCGTTATGTGTTTCTTTCAACATATAGATATTGTGTATAAAATATTCTTTCTCTTTAAAAAAACGACGAAGAAGAATCGTAAGCAACAGCGCTTGGGACTATTATGGCATATTGGATATATTTTAGGAAGTCTTGAAGGATCTCCTTGGTCCAGTGAAGAGAACAAATGGCTTGTCTATGTAAAAGAGAATTCGGCAAGCATATGGCAACAAATTCGCGATACACAAAAAGAGCTCAAAGAAACGGAACGAGCTCTTAAAAAAGATTCTGGCAATTTATCATCCGTAGAAGAATTTGAAGAAATATTTGGCTATATCCCTAGAACAAACGATACATATAGTGCTCCAGAAAATAGAACTTATCAACCATCCCATATGTTTAGAAATATTGAGGAGAATACATATGGTGATCGTAAAATAAAAATTATAGGCTTAAAAACAGATAGAGAACATACGGCCGAATCACATTCTACTATTCTTAAACTTGAATGAAACCGATTATTCTTATACCCGGCATTAGCGGATCTATTCTTGTAAATAGATACAAACCACATAAAGAATTATTTGGCAAAAAGATGCTGGATAATAGATGGCCAAATATAATGCCCTATTCCAATGACAGCGTAGTGACTTGGAAAAAGGAAATGGCAATGAATGTAGTTGAAAACAGGAATGGTATCATTGTCGGTATAAATAAAAAATACAAGGACATAGATGTATATGATTTAGGAGGCACAAAAGGAATATGTGATATTGTTCCAGATCTTCTTTTGTTTAATGAAGCACAACAACAATTCTTTGAAACCAACTATAAATTTAGATATTTTCATAAAATGGTAAACGAACTACATAAAGTAGGTTATCGTGATCATCATAGTCTTTTTGGAATACCTTATGACTTTCGTATGGTTTTAGATCCATTACATCGGGAGACAATATTTAAACAGTTCCAATATTTCATAGAGCATGCTTCTCAAAAAAATGGAGAGCCCTGCGTCGTTGTCACGCATAGTTTAGGAGGATTGTTGTTCAAATGGTTCTTAACAACAAGCGTAGATCAGGATTGGATTAATAATCATATACATCAATTCGTATGTATCAACTGTCCCTTTGGAGGAGCACCGTTTGCCTTAAAAGCGCTGCTTATAGGTGAATATTATGTACCATTTCTACAGTATATATTTCGTGATGAGATACAATATATGAATGGTATTATCATGTGTCTTCCAAATCAATATGCTTTTGACATGAATGAGCCTCTATGGATTTATGAACATGGAACAATTACCTTGCGCGACTATAGAAATTTTATTAATGAGGAAAGACATATTAGCTTTCGCATTTGGAATGATTTGTATAAACCTCATTTACCAACGATATTTAAGAAAATAGATGTCCCGACCCATATTGTTGTTAATAATGGACAAGAGACCCCTGCTATATTCAAGAGCAAGAAACTAACGGATATACCAAAACATCATGTGTTTGTAAATGGCGACAGTATTGTTACAGCAAATAGTCTCATGACTTATGAAAAGGTTTTTGAAAAAAAGAGATTACGCGAACTCATCACAGCAGAAGGCGATCATACATCTATGATTTCTGATAAAAGGATCATTGATATGGTAAAAAATTATGGGCTTGGATCTGGAATTTGATTTTTATACAGAGAAGATAATGTATAAAGGTACAAATACCCAAAGGGATGACATCAATAAGTATCCCGTTGTTTTGTAAGGATACATCCAATTTGTTTTTTCAGATTTATAGAGACTAATGAAATAGAATATACAATTGGCTACTTGTAGTATCAACAGATAGATAACCGTATTATATGCTCCAAAAAGAGCTGCTATTAACATCAGGATTACGATAATACCGTTTAGAGCTTCTACAAAGAAAACAGGGTCATGGGGATCAAGATATCGTGTATCCGAATAGCATGTATATTCCAGCCAACCTCTAAACAAGAAATCGCTTTCTACTTCTACTTCTTCTTGCCAAAAGTTTTTTGGACACGTCATATCAGCGAAGCGTTTTCGGTTATATACAATGTAAAATTCGTAAAGGGCTATAAATAGATTGAACCATAACCAAACAAATAAGACAATGGGTAGTCCAGCAAAAATTGATGATATATAAGCAATAATTCCTGTTAAAAATATTAAAATTATATGTAATAATAAATAAGTTAAAGGATACATCCTATATATTAAAGCTTACAAAAATGGCGCCAGTAATAGACATTATTGTCTTGTTCTTCTTTGTTATAGTATTGGATTGGTATATAAAACATCATTGTACAAGATCAAGTTTTATGTGTTTGGTCGATTATTCATAAAAATTGGGATATACGCATTGAATCGTGTGATGCAAATATATTTTGGTAGAAGCGAAGAAAAAGGTTTATAATGAGTAAAGAATAAAAGAGGATAAAAATTGCTAAAATTTTAGCAATTTTTAGGGGTTTTATATTTTTTGTATGTTGTATGTTATTTTGTATATTATTGAGACCGAGCCTCAGCTCGCCCGCTTGGCAAGCTCATCCTCTTCGGCATCCGTTTCATCCTCTTCCTCTTTAGTATCGGTTTCATCCTCATCCTCTTCGGCATCCGTTTCATCCTCTTCCTCTTCAGTATCGGTTTCATCCTCGTCCTCTTCGGCATCCGTTTCATCATCTTCCATCAACTGATCCGCCTCGGCATGCAACCGCTCCGACTCTTCCTCCAACCGCGATGCCTCTTGATACATGCGATCCGCCTTCTCATCCAACCATATTGCCTCAGCATTCATGCGATCCGCCTTGGCATCCAACCATATTGCCTCGGTATCCAACTGCCCCCTCTCGGCAAACAACCGTTGTGCCTCGTCATACACCAGCATCATCTCGGCATACGATCGTTGTGCCTCGGCATTCATGCGATCCGCCTTGGCATTCAACCTCGCTCCCTCTGCATGAAACTGCCCTCCCTTGGCAAACAAACGATCTCTCTCGGCACACAATAGCTCCCTCTCGGCACTCTTGAAAGTCTTCTTGTCTTGTACTTCTTTGTCATTGTTGATGGTCGCCATGATTTACTTATAGTTTTTGCTTTAAATGTGAGATTATACTGGTAATAGATGCCATAACGAGTTGTTGGTCAATATCAATTTTTGCGTGTTTTGGAACCAATGACACAAAAATGGGATATATGTGATCGCGTGTGAGGCAAATTGTTTATAATATTTATTACTATTTATTATTTACTATATGTTAAATAAAATGCTAAAATTTATATGTTTTATTTTATGTATATAAATTTTAGCAATTTTTAGGTTTTTATAATTTTTAATTTTGTATTTTAATTTTGTATTTTATTTTATTACTTCTTGAGAACAGTATCAATGACATCCATAAACATATCAACATTCGCGAGAATGCTTTGAATATCAACTTTCTTAATTTGATAAACACCATTCATTCGGTAAGATACTTTTACGATCTTGTCCATACAAGCGCGAATATTATTACAGGCATATAGAACGGCATCCCGTTGCATGCTATGATTACATAAATCATCGCTCATATCATCATCGTCAATCTGGACATAGTCGGGATCTTCGTCGTCATCGTCCTCTTCGTCATCATCTTCCTCATCTTCGTCGCTGGAATCATCTTCGTCGTTGTAATCGTCCTCATCCTCGTCGTCGTCGTCTTCCCGACCAACTTCAATTTGAACTTCACCCTCCAACCCTTGTTCGTTGCGCTGCTCATTCACGACATTGTCGCGAACCACCATACAAATAGCATTGAGAAGATGCTGCGAACAAATTTCGGCAATATTAGGAATTTCAAGCATCTCCTTGATACTTTTCCTGCCTTGGATCCTCTTCTTCTGGATCAAATCGCGCAGTTCATCATAAAGCTTTTGCTTATTCTGTACCCGATTGGCATTGTTAGCAAACGCTTTGAACAACTGATGAACCGGCTTATTGACGGTAATGGTCTCCATTATTTGATTAGATGTATGTTTTAAATGCGACGATATGACAGCTATGTATTATATAAAGAGTGATTCGATAGAGTCAATTTTTGTGTATTTTGAGTCATTTTTCATACAAATTTATAAAAGACCTATGAAATAGAATTAAGAGCCGTTTCTTGTAATGGTATAGATTCTGGCGTATTTGGATTTGTATTTGCTTGGGATTGTTTGTTTTCTTTTTCAAAATGCCATTTCATATACATGATCATAGCATTCATAGTCATACTGTAAATACACGGGACATATATGGCTGGATGATAAATAGCAATTCCATAAGAAAATGTAATCATCATTCCTATATAGTAAATAATAAACATGTGCCAACTAAGATCATGTGTAGATTTGGTGCGATAGCATTTTATAATTTGAGGTATGATAGAAGATGTCGTAATGAAACCTCCAAAAATACCAATAAACTCTATAAAAATAGACGTCATGCTACGTAATCATTCGTTCTGGTAATAGGCGTTAGTAATGTAACCGTTTAGGATTTTATGTAAATGTAAGTGATTGTAACTTTAAACCGATAATATTTTTATAGAGTTTATTGGTATTTTATTATATGAAATATTTATAGAAAGTTATGGAACAAGTTGATATATCAGAGACCCTTTCAAAATCGAAGGAGATGAAGAATCTTATGAAATGTGCCGAAAAGAATTGTGATAGATATGCTTAAATACTTGGACAAGAAAAAGAAGTGATTGATAAAATGGTGGAAATAAAGTCCTCTTTAAATGGTCCAAAAAATCCCGAAACTTTAATAGCAAAAAGTTTAAACTTAATAAAACTAACCAAAGAACTAACAAAATTAAATACCGAAAAAGATGCCATTGTGTGCGGACTATCAAAATGTGGTAAAGAATTCGCAAATTTATATACTCTTAGACATAAAAAAATGATTGGACTTCTTGATAAGAAAGAAAAAACGCTTGTAAATTATATGAAACAACAAAATAAATAAAAACTATCCTCCATTGCAAACCTCTGTTATTTGTGGCGATTATGATCAAGATGATAGGTGTAGTCAAACACTTCAATCACGATTTCATTCTTATCTAGATGAAACTTTAGCATGGACTCTGGATGTAGACAATAGGGGGGTGCGTTTACAAGATGGTAGTCTATATCATCGTATGTATTGCAATATATTTCCATCATTTCAGGAGACCCGATTCCTACCTGATCATTTGATTGACCACATATATGACCATAATGATATAATCGAGGCATACATATACATTTTTTGTTTGTTTTTATTTGCTCGATCGCCTGTGATATTGGTGGTAGGGTTTCACACACAATATCGGGACGATACTTCATTACAACATCATAATTATGGTAGGATTTTAATTGTAGAAATGCGATCCTATTGTTATAAAACATAGACATTGTATTTTGCGTATATGTTTCACCACTATGTTTTTTTGGATGATTTATATAATTGTCAGGGGCTTTATACTTCTGGCAAGAAATCGTGGCTACAAAAGGAGCGTCCATCCATTTCTTATTGAGGTATTCTATTACTAACGACGGTTCTTCATTAATAGATATATGTATATCAATCCAGTGTGTAGGATTGTCTGTAATATACTTTATTACCTGAGGAAAGAGGTTCGTTTCTTGGGTATTAAATCGCCCACCAATAATCATTCCAATGCGGGTGGTAGCATCTGCTTGTTGCTTGTACCATCCCACGTAATCTGAACATATTCCTCTACAATCATCTAAATCTTTATGCGTGTACTTACCTCTAGCCTGTTCTGGCATCACACATACCGTGTGACTATCAATCGGTTGTCCAGGATATGCCCGCGGAATTGCTTTGCTTGTCAAGACAATTGAATCTACATCGTGTCTAAATACATGGATATTTGGAAAATCTTGTAGTAAATGGGAAAGTGTCGATGCATTTATGGCATGGCACCATAAATGTAAGATATACGTATTAAAAAATTGATTATCTACCTGGTACTGAGGTTCATCATGTCCTAAATAATAAACATCATCCTTCCACCAAACATCAATTTCTACATCAAATCCTTTTTCAATAGCAGCCTTTATATAATCAGGATTATTTTCCATACATGGATCCTTTCCAAATAAATTACCACGATGTGCTATCCAAAACATTTGCTATAATTAATTTCTCTATAGAATAGATTGTATTAATTTTATATCAATATTGTCTTCAATAAAACGAAGATATTTTTGTATAAAGAAAAAGGGAAAATTAATATCAATTAAATCATTTTTGCTTGTTGTACCAAACCATATTGTTACAAAGAAGGGGAAATAACAGGCAGCGATCATAAAATCCTGTTCATATTCTTCATAACGATAAGATAGATTGGGATGGGAATGGATAAAGCATTGATAATAATAGGCTTTAAAGATGTTTGTATAATTACAGAGTACATTTGGATCAAAACTTTCAATCATAAAGAAGATAAGATCTTGTACTCCCTTACCGTATGCTATGTATTGCCAATCAATAAAGTATGGCTCGTATCCAGAAATTTCGTTGTTTCTCTTATCAACTCTAAGTTTTTTATAAAAGATGTTTGCGGATTTAATGTCGCCATGACATAATGTCAACATACCGGTACTAAGATATTCTTGAATTTTGTTAAATTTTATCGATATCAGTTCTAGTAACTCTAAGCGTTTTCCGGTTAGAAGAAAGCTCCACTGTTTTTTAAAGGTACCCCAGTTTTCCGATACATAATTTCCCCAAGATGGACAGAATGTTGGATCGTTGTGTTTCTTTAAAAAGGGAAATATATCGATTAGATTTTTTTTGGTAAATTTCGCATGAAGTTCTGCCATACGCCGTATTACTTTTAATGATACATCCATATGTTCATTATTAAGATCAAGATTCAATACATAATCGGGGGTATTTAGATTCTCTAGCAAGACTCCTAATGATTGGAAGGAGGTGTCTTTTATTATGCTATATACATGAGGTATACATATATTTACATAGGGGGCTATATTTTGGTAGAAATAGAACTCTCTTTCATAGAGATCAAGCATCGTTGCCATCTTAGACATCGCTGTATCATTTTCACTTTTAAGTTTAAGGACACAATTCTGTACCGAAAGATCTTCCATAATCACATTAATACTTAGCACATCTGCTATAAACCCCCCTTTTAGCTTTGTATGATCGATTTTAAAATCCATCGCATTTTTGATGCTATTTTTATTATATACGAGCAAATCTTTTATTTTTTTCAGCTGGTTTTTTTCATAATTAAGTAACAGAGGAATATCGATATTCGCATAATCTTGAATCATTAGATCCGTTTCATATTTTTCAAGTATAGTACAATCTTCATTATATACACCAATAATACACCGTGGAAATATACCTTTGGCACTAAGAATACCAGCGGAGCTATCTTCAAATACAATCGCGTATATATTCGATATTTTTAGAATATTAAGTGCTTCCATATATGGATGGGGAAATGGTTTTGGTTTTTCGCACTCATTTCCAACAATGATACAATCAACAACATCATAAATACCGATATATTGTAGTATTTTTTCTACAATAATTCGATTGCTATTTGTAACAATTGCGATCTTATGCCCCATGCGTTTTATTTTTTTAACAAAATCCGTACTGTTTGGTATAATGGAAATAGCGTGTATATGTTTCATGAACAACATGTCTTTTTTATTGGATAATTCTTCCATGTTAAAAGATACATAATTGGAAAATATCTTCGACATTGCAATGTAGTCATTATTGCCCTGAATATATTTATAGAATATTTCATCGGTCATTTCAATATTATACTCATACAACAATTCCTTCCATACATGTTGATAGATTTTGTCCGTATTCACAAGTGTACCATCGAGATCTAGGAGAAATGCGTACGTTTTATCCATGTATGTTTTTACTTGTTCTGGTGTTCCTAAAAATATCACATATTCCGGTGATATATGGAAGGATTGGAAGATATGTCCGTCTTGGATCATTTTATGAATTACACAAGATGTATAGAATTCATTGTGAAACATAGTATTGTTTTCAATAATATCCGTTGTATATTGAAAAAGATCGCTGGTAGTATGAAATAGATAAGCTCCTGTATTGGCGTGATTGCTAATCCTTTTTTTTTCAGCAATATCCTCGATGATATTATCCTTATGGATAGCAATATAGGAAAATATATTGCGGGTATCTTCTTCGGGTTGTTCAAAATAGAGTACCCCATTTGTATCACAATCTCGAAACATTGAAAGTATATCTGTCGTATAATATGTATCGCAATCCAATAATAAGGATTTACGATGTACATCTATCGCGGAAGGATCTTGAAGGATCTTTTCGAGTCCAAGTTTTATGGTTTCTGCAGCCCCTCGGGTATAATGATCGATTGGTATTGTTTTTACAAATGGGTATTTCTCAACAATACTATCCAACGAATAACCGATATAATGAAATAGATAGATCGTATCTTCGAATTGGATGCTCATTTTAAGCATATCTAAGACATAGCATATCATTTCTTTATCAAATATCTTGATCCGATGTTTTTCTGTGGAACAATCATTGTGCTTTTGAAAACGAAGCCCTTTTCCGCATAATGGTATGATAATATTCATTTTATATAGATATATTACTTCTTTTCTTTATGTAATGTGATAAGGGTAAAAACTTGCGAGTAAGAATACCGAATCTTGTTTAGAGTCCAACTTTACTAAATGACATCCGTATGGAAATGTCCAAAAAAGCATCATATTCCCAACAATGGATGACACTTGAGTTGTTCGGGGTTTAATAACAAAATATTCTTCTTTTTTGTTATTGAAATGGTAATAATATAAACTATTTAAGAATAGTTTGATATATAAACTTAAATCATACATTTAATCCTACTTCGAGTTTTAGTTTTCATTTTAGTTTCAAAAAATGTCGAAAGATATAGCAATCGGAATTGATCTCGGAACATGTATGAGTTGTGTGTCCGTTTTCCAGAATGGCAGGGTTGAAATTATTGCCAACGATCAGGGAAATCGTATTACTCCTTCTCATGTGTCGTTCAATGATGACGAACGTCTGGTAGGTGATGCTGCCAAAAACCAAGCTGCTACAAATCCTACCAATACAGTTTATGAAGTGAAGCGTCTTATTGGTAGGAAGTTCAGCGACAAGGATGTACAGAGTGATATGAAACTATGGCCATTTGTTGTAAAGGCAGATGCTACGGATAAGCCTATTATTGAGGTTGATTATATGGGTGGAAAGAAGACCTTTCATCCGGAAGAGATCTCCGCCATGGTGCTTGGTAAAATGAAAGAGGTTGCGGAAAGTTACCTTGGACAGCCAGTGAAGAAAGCAGTTATTACCGTTCCTGCCTATTTCAATGATGCTCAGCGACAATCCACAAAAGATGCTGCTGCCATCGCGGGGCTGGAGGTACTTCGTATCATCAATGAGCCTACTGCTGCCGCCATCGCATATGGATTAGATAAGCAGAGTGATGGCAAGGAGAAGAATGTGCTTATTTATGATCTTGGTGGTGGTACATTCGATGTATCACTATTGGTCATTGAAGGAGGTTTGTTTGAAGTACGCGCTACATCCGGTGATACGCATCTGGGTGGAGCTGATTTTGATAATCGGCTGGTACAACATTTCATTCAGGAATTCAAGCGCAAACATAAGCATGACATCTCAGGAAATGCTCGTGCCGTGAAACGACTGAATGCTGCTTGCGAACGTGTGAAGAAGACGCTTTCAAGCACCACCAGTTCCTCCTTGGAGATTGATGCCCTTTATGAAGGTATTGATTTCTATACATCCATCACCCGTGCCCGGTTTGAAGAACTCAATTCAGATATCTTCCAACGCACGATGGATCCAGTGGAACAAGTATTGCGCGATGCCAAGATGTCAAAGAGCGATGTGGATGAAATTGTACTTGTAGGTGGATCTACTCGTATTCCACGTATCCAACATTTGCTAAGCGAATACTTCAATGGCAAGGAACTATGTAAGAGCATTAATCCGGATGAAGCAGTGGCATATGGCGCTTCGGTACAGGCGGCAATTCTCAATCCTGGACAAGGAGACGACAGTACCAAAGATCTTCTGCTGTTGGATGTCACACCTCTGTCTCTCGGTATTGAGACTGCTGGCGGTGTTATGACAAAACTCATTGAGCGTAACACCACCATTCCGTGTAAGAAATCGCAGACTTTCAGCACCTATTCGGATAATCAACCCGCGGTTACCATCAAGGTGTATGAGGGTGAGCGTGGTTTCACAAAGGACAATCATCTTCTCGGCACATTTGATCTAACAGGTATTCCGCCAGCACCCCGTGGCGTACCCCAGATCGATGTATCGTTTGATCTTGATGCCAACGGTATTCTCAATGTAAATGCGGTTGAGAAGGGCACGGGCAAGGCAGAGAAGATCACGATTACAAATGACAAGGGACGACTGACCAAAGAAGATATTGAAAAGATGGTAAAAGCTGCAGAGGAATTCAAAGATGCCGACGAAAAACAAAAGCAGCGTGTAGAGGCCAAAAATGGTGTAGAAGGTTATGTATATAACATTCGCAACACTCTTAAAAATGGCGACACGGATGTTGCTAAAAAAGCATGGGAGAAAGCCGAACCAATTGTTGAAGAAGCAATTAAATGGGTAGAAGAACATCAAGATCTGGAAAAAGAGAAATACGAAGAAAAACAAAAAGAGCTTGAGGAAAAGCTAAATCCTATCATGAAAGAGCTGTATGCCGATGGCGGTGATCTTAATGACGGACCGGCACCATCCACGTCAAATGGTCCTACTGGCGAGAATGTCCATGTGGAAGATTTGGATTAAATCTTTATTCATTGAATAAATTAAAATTATAAAAATAAATATTTAATTTTTATTAAATTGTGTAATTATTATACAACGATTCACTCTTTATCTATAATACATGAAGTATCGTGTGATTTAATTATACATTCTATTGTTATATTATCTCCATCTTTCTGTTTATCTGTTATAATATTAATCTTATTTTCTGTCCGTTTTATTTGTAGACTCGTGTCTACGGTTGCTAATATAGCAGAAGAGCCTCTTATAGACGGTTTTGATTTCATAGAATGATGTACAAATATGGTTGATGAATCTAATTCAGAATTCATAAAAAGAAGCTCTTTGAAAAGTTTATGAACCTGAGAGCTATCATTCTCATCTAAACCGTTTAGGGCATGAGCAAATGTATCTATAATTATAAGGGCAGTTTTACAATTATATTCAATTTCTTTTTTTCGCACCATTTGAATAAAATTAGTATAGAATTCTCGTTTTGTTATATTATAGCGACACATTTCAATGATAAAAAATGGAGTATCTGTAAATTCTTCATTATGATAACTATGCCATGCTTTTATACGACTATATATACCATTTATGCCTTCACCGACAATATAAAATACAATACCTTTTTTTGTTTTCATATCATTCCATTGTATTCCATGTGAAATATGAAGACCTATATCAAGTGTAATAAAGGTTTTACCAGAACCAGGATTTCCGTACATACAAATGAGCGATCTACATGGTAATAAATTTTGAATAATCCATTTTTTCTTTTTTGTTTTTTTTAAATCATTTATTGTTAATACAGTTATACTGCTATCATTCTCTGCTATAGGGCAATTTTCAACAAGATGTCCTAATTTATTACAGCGATAGCATTTCTGTTTCATAGATGCTATCTTCATTTGAATAAATTTTGTTACTTCATCTGTTAATGTTAAACTTGAAAAGCAAGAACCTCTTACCATATCAACCCCTTTTTTATCCATCCATTCTAATGTATACATTTCTTCATCAAGTTCATGCTTATTTTCATACGTATTAATAATTGATATTGGTTTATAAAGTTGGGTCCATTTAGATCCTTCGCCCCGCATATGTTCCATAAAACGTCTTCCAAGATTATTGGTTTTACCTACATAATATTTATCTTCTTTCAGTTGTAATACATAAATATATCCTTGAATATCTTCCATATTTATCATTTTATAAATGGCGGTTATGTTTAAACCGTTTTAGATAAGAATATTTTTATTTTTACTATATATTCTTCCTAAGATGGTAGCATATATGTAAATAGGTCGTGAATACCGCTGGCATATACCGTCTTAGTGACAGCAAAATACCAGCGATATGGAATGATAATGCTCATTCCTTTGTAAAGCTTGATTGCTGTGACTTCTTCCGTTGGATCAGGTATATAATTATTAACTTTACAGTTTGGATTACATAGGAGAATTTCACCGTCCTCTAATCCGTGAATAAGCATATATTTATGTTTGTTTCGTATCCATTCCATTTCTGGTGTAATCTCAAAATGTCCCTTGATATTGTACTTGAACCATCCATCCCAAATCGGTTGAATATTATCAACGCGATCCTGTACCACGATGGGTTGTTTTTCTAAAAGCCTTTTCAAATCAAAATCTTGAAGAGATGTTTGTAGTATAACAATATCAGTTGGTACCTTGTAATTAAATCGCACATAGATCCATATTATACATACTAAAATTGCGAATAATATCCAGTATATCATTTGTATTCTGTCTTAATTTTTACCAAGGATATATTTTTTATACTTTTTTCGCACAGCATAAAATATCGCTTATTTATAGAGTATAATATTATGGCAGTACTAGCAGGAAAGGCTGGTCCGGCATTACTACCCGGAATTGGAGCAAATGCTGGTCCGGTATTAGGATCAGGAACAGGGGACGGAGAGGGAGAAGGATTCCAACGAACAATTGCAAATGCATTTAGCAAAAATGGGTTAAATATGTGGGCAGGAATTGGTGCTATTATACTCATTATTGCTGTTATCGTGATTATTTATTTAGCTGTTACAGGAGGATTTAGCAATAAAGGAGCAAGTAAGAATAAAAAAAAGAATCGACGATCCGCGGCATATAAGAAAAAGAAGAAAACAAAGAAAAACTGGTTTCTACAACAAATGTCAAATATTCAAAATAGTATGAAAAATCCCTTCGGAATAAAAGCCTATAATGGACTTCCAAGAGCAATTGAAAATGGAGGGCGCTGTGATAATATTAGTTGGCTTACTATCAATAATGGTAAGACATCTATGTGTATAAATGCTTCATTTAAACAACCAGATCCAATACGATTTACGA